TTCACGCCGCTGCCGACCTGCTCGACGGTGTTGCCGCCAGCCGCGTAACGGAGGCGAGCCATCGAAGCAGCGAAACCAGCAGGAGAGATGTAAAAAGCAGCGCCTTGTCGGGCGTAGAGAGGCATCTTGCCGATGAGCTTGATGAAGTCGGTGATCGTCAGCGACTCAAAGCCCGTGGCACCCGTGCCGGCCGTCAGGACCCCAGCGGTGTGCGTGCCATCGTTGATCTTCGGCACGACGCCGTAGATGCCGCCGTAAGTGCTGGTACCGTCACCGAGCCATCCGCACATGTCCTGCTTGAGAGCCAGACTCGTTGCAAATTCTGCGGCAACGCTGTCAGCGATGCTCACTAACGCATCCTCTACGATTTCGCTCGACATTCTCGTGCCCACCGCGAGCTTTTTCGAGATAAGCTGCACGTTGGCGTAGGTCGGCTCCGACTCGCTGACTGCGGTGCCTTCACCCACGAAGTAGGCCGAGGTGCCAGAGACACGCTTCGGGATGATCATCGTGTCGCGGGTCATCGTGACCTTCTCGACGTTCGACGCGGCGAACGTACCGTAGTTCTCGACCAAGCGGATCACGCGAGCGGCAAACTCTTCGGGCACCAGGGCACCACCAGCCGAGTTGCTGCCCTCGTTGAGAGCGCGGGCCTCGACGCCGTGATCCTTGCACCAGCGGATGTCGTCAGCGTTCTTGAACGTGTGAGCACGCAGCCATCGGCCGCAGCGGTAGGCACTCTCGACAGCCTCGGGGCCGTCGTTGAACGCGCGAAGCTGGGTGTGATGGATGTTGACCGCACGAATCTCCGTCTTAGGAGCTTCGGGGGCGGGGGCAGCGACCGCAGCAGGAGCGGCGACCTCGACGACCGAGCGGAGTTCCTTCTCCTTGGCGGCGATCATCGACTCAAAGTCAAGGTCAGCCTTGACGGTGTCGGCTTCGCCGGAGAGCTTCCGCAGTTCGACGGTCTGATCCTCCGAACGCTCGGCCACGGCGGCCAGTTCGGTCATTCGCGCGGCGATGGCCGCGGCACGATCCTGAAGACGCTTGAGATTCGATGCCATTTGGCTTCTGCTCCTAGTTGAGCCAGCCAAACGCGAAATGCGACGGCTGGCGGGTGTTCCCGCTAGCGCGCCGCAGACCTGAATCCTCAAGTCGCTCGCACTGCCCCTCGCGACTTCCGTCGCGAAGCAATGTGTATCTATGTAGCCTAACGAACTTAACTATCGCCGTGCAAACTGTTCCGAAGAATAGTTGCCTTGAGCGATGCGATCTTGCCTGCGAAGTCTTCGCCGCGTTCCTGCTTCGGCGATTCGACGACTACTTGTGACGCCTCTTCGACGATCTCGGCGGGCACTTCGACAGCGGCGACTTCGCGAGACTCATCAGCTTCGCTATCGCCGTCCATCTGCTTGACCTTGGCCTCACTCCAAGACACGGCCGCGTCTCCCCCCCAAAGTTCGTGCGCTACAAAACCTGGGGATTCACTGCCGACCTTATCCCAGCCGGGGCGACGGTCAACCTTGTGCCTCGCGAACCACGCACGCATCTCGCGAACGTGCTCGGGCGTCAGTTCTTCGCGGGCGGCGATCCGCTTCGCACGCGAAACAGTCTCTGGCTTGAGGCCGTCGCCGGAGCGGCCGGCTTCGTGAAGCTTGAGGCCGCGGCGGGCGGCTGCCGCCATCCCTTCGCTCGGTACGAGGCTGACGGCCCGTTCTTCAACCTCTTCGGCGGGTTCGGCTCGACGAGCCACCCACTTCTGCCCGGTATCGCCGCCGGCAAGCTGCCACTCCACCCAGGCGGGCGTTCCCGACCATCCGACGGTCTTCGCCGCGAGACAGCGCTCGTAGACGCCCGAGAGATAGGCGACTTCTTCGATGCTGACGATCTCGCGGGCGGCCAGCCGCTCGGCAATGCCGACCAGCACGCCATCGACGCCTTCGTTGCGTTCGGCGAGCTTCAGGCCACGCTTCGCAGCGTTCGCCATCGTCTGATTCGGACGATTGATGTCGCCGAGGGCAAGCTCAATGGCTCGACGGCTGACGACGACACTTGACGAGTCATACGCGGGCCGGGCCACGGGGCCGACATCCTCGAGCAGGGCGATGTTTCGCACCTCGCGACGACGCATTCCGCGGGCGTCGGTAGACCAAGAGTCGCCTTTGTCCTTCGAGATCGCGAACGCGAAGCTGCTGCCCACGACAGTTCGATCAGAAATCCACGAAATCACGTCCTTGCCGATGCTTGTGTTCGGGTTCGGCGTGATTTCGTAACGGAGTCCGTAGGCATCGGCGCTGAGTTTCAACGTACCATTTGTGGTACGTCCCAGCAGTAGGTTTCGGTCGTGGTTGAACACGCCGATCACGTCGGGATTCGACGACAGAACATCATCGAATGCGGCGGGGTGAATCGTCTCAACAAAGCCACCCAAGTTGCGGCTTTCTGAGTTGAATACCGCCCCATAGCCCGTAATTACGGCCTTTTTATCGCCGTTTTCGGTGGCCCGAAGCTCGATCTGAGCCTCCGAAAGCATGGTTCTGCGTTCGATTTCGCCGATATTTGGCATGGTCAGACCTGGTTCGCGAGGTAGTTGTCGAGGCCAATCTGCTCCAAAACACGCTGTGTTGCTTCGATATGACTGATCGCTTCCTCGCTGCCGGCCAGCAAATCGGCGAAAATAAGCGCAGAAATCTCGTCGCCGACGGCCCTGGAGGCCAGAATGTTGGCTCTTTCGACCTCGGCGGCCCCCATTTCAAGCAGAAGATTGGCCGCCAGCACGCCTTCAAGGTCATGCCTGGGCCATTCCGGCTCGACGCGGTCGCACGTTGGCTGCACATCGTAGAACTCGAGGCGTGCCTGCACCTTGTGAAGGTGATCACGCTCCTCTTCAACGTCGGCGCGAAACTTTGCGGCGAGCTTCGTGTAGCCCCAGCGGTCGAAGTGCTCGGCCTGCGACTGATAGTTCTCAATCGCCGTCATGTGGAAGCTGGCTGACGCCTGAAGGGCTGCGATGACGGTTTCTGCTGCTTGTGGCATGATTAGAGGTGCTTATCGCACCATCCTTCGGTTGCAATCTCATACTTCTGCCCGCTTCGGTGGCACTCCAAGAGGAGTTCACGCGACCGGGCCGCCCAATTCGACGCAAACTGATCGATATCTCTGCCGGTAGCCTGGGAAGACTCGCGAAGTTCTTCGCGAATGCGGGCAGCCATCGTGTCTAGCCACGCCGCCATCTTCTCTGGCTTGTTGCGGCGCTCGAGCACGCCGTCGGCTTCGACTCCGGCGAGGCGTCGAAGCGTCGTCTTGAAGACCACTTCGGCCCCGGCAATCGCCCTGGCGTCGTTGGTCGGTTCTTGGTCGGTTTGGTCGGTTGTTTTTGTCGGTTCTTGGTCGGTTTCTGGTCGGTTCGTGGTCGGTTCTTGGTCGGCTTGGGCAGGATCGCCCTCGGGCTGCGGCTTCTGACCGTTCGGGTTCTCTACCGTGAACGCATCCAGCAATTGCATATTCACTTGGATGAATCGCTTCTTGCCGAGGCCGTCGGGGAGCGGGTTGTACCCGATCTGGGCGCGAATCTCGTCCACGTCAAGAGCGCCGAGGTTCGCCATCTCGCGGATGAACTGGCTGCGGGCGGCGTAGTCGCCGGCCATCAAGGCATTCGTGTCGAACTGGACGAAATACTGCTTGTCGTCCACGACGAGATCGCGGCGGCAGGCCGATTCCCATCGGCGGCACCACGGGATCAACGAGAAGGTGACGAAGTCGATGGCCGACTGCTCAACCGTCGAGAAACGCACGTTTGACAAATCACCCACCAAATGAGGGGGTACACGGTAGCACCTTGCCACCTCTTCGACTTGGTAGCGGCGTGTCTCGATGAGCATAGCCGTATCATTCCGTTGCTCGATCTGCTTTCGGTGGAAGCCAAACGGCATGACGACGGTCTTATAGGCGTTGTTCGGGCCGGCGTGAGCGTCATTCCACTGCTCTTTGAAGCGGGCGAGCACCTCGGGCTTATGCGGCTGGTCGGTTTCGATGTAGGTTCCAGGCATCGCGCCGTGGCCGAAGAATGCACCCGAGTGCAGTTCAGTAGCCCGCGCCAGCCCGATAGCGTCTCGGGACAGTGCTGTCGGCACAAATCCTGTCACCCCATCGGATGAAAGCCAGCGAAGCGAAAAAATCTCGTCCTGGCGATACTCGGTGACATGAACTTGAGGCTGGATCGGCGTCGTCGGTTCGGTGTAGTAGTAGCGGAGCTTGCCGTTGGAGAGACGCTTGACCTCCATCCGCGATGGATGCAGCGGGATAAGCTCGCTCACGCCGCCCTGCCGGCCGCTCTTGATCAAGGCATAGGCATTACCCCAGAGCAAAAGCCAGCTTTGGAGTAATTCTCGGAACTCAAAGCCCGTCATCCAAGAATTTGGCTGGTGGCACAGTAGCTCATGCAGATGCTGCTCTTCGGCGATCTCTTTGCCGCCGCCGGGGAGCCTGCGGTAGACGTTCATTGGCATCGAGGCCAACGATTCCGCGAGCACTCTCACACACGCCAATACCGCCGCGCATTGCAGGCTCGTCTCAGGCGAGATGTTGACGCCCGAAACTGTCCGACGAGACTCTTTGATTTCCTCGAAGATGCGGGAATAGCCATCTCGAAGCTCAATCAGATTGCCGACTTCCTCGTCGATTTTATCCACGTCACAGCACCATGAGGGTTGGTTCGTCTGTTGTGCCGTGGTTCTCGCCGCTGGCGAGGCCCAGAGCCATGATCAATGCCACAACCCCGTCTATACGGGCGGTCGAGTGACTGTGCTTCTTCGTCGGTTTGATGTTCGCCGCGTCGTCGATCTTGATCTGAACATTCGACATCTGCCACGCGAGAACCGGGTTCCCGGCGTGCCGGATGCGTTTACCGATGGTCGCAGTTTCGAGCAATTTAGAAGGCGAACTCATGCTGGCAAAACCTTGTCCAAAAGGCTTTACATCGATGCCTTCGCCGACAAGCTGAGTCGTCAGATGAACCGCGTTCCAACGGTCTATGGCTACAGCACGAACGTCATTCTTCTCGCAAAACGAGAGAATATAGTCTCGCACAGTATCGTAGCACGTCACATCGCCTTCCGTTAATTTAACATATCCAGCCTCTGCCCAGGCTTGATATGGCACTCTATCCTCCTTGGAACGCTTCTGCGCGTTCTCCTCGGGGATGAAAAACTTGGCGTGAACGTCATAGGTCAGGGTGCCATCCGGCTCGGCCATCGGCCAGACGGCGACGAACGCGGTGGTGTCGAATGTGCTTGCTAGGTCAACGCCGCACCAGCAGGGGCGGCCGGCAGTGTCTCGCAGCGGCCCGTTGTTGGCGTCCCAGGCACCGTGGCGAATCCACTTCGTTTCCGACTTCTGCCACTGGTTCAAGTGAAGCGTTCGGAAAACGATCTCGTCAGCCGGCGAGTCCTTTGCCTTCTGGGCGAATTGTCGAAAGTATTCGGGCTTTGTGGTAACCCCGTAGTTTGGGTTGGCTTTTTTCCACGTCTCCTCGACGAACGGATCGTCCTCGGGGTCGGCGGCGTAGATGCAGGGCAGGAACGAGGCGTCCTCAAGAACACCGTCGCGAACCTTAATTGCCCTCTGCCAGTCCTTGTAACACGGCCCCATCATGTCGGTGCCTGCTGTCGTGATGTAGATCGTAAGCGGCTGTGACCTCGCCCCCATGCCCGTCTCAAGCACGTCCACAAGCTCTCGATCCTTGAAGACGTGGAACTCGTCGATAAGAACTACTGACGGGTTAAGGCCATGTTTCGTCGCGCTTTCGCTACTCACGGTTATCATCGTCGATTTCGTCGATTCGACGACGATGGAGTTGCGATACACCTTGGCTCGACGCAGTAGGCTCGGGCACGACTCAAGTAGATGCTTGGCGGCGGTGTGCAGGATGCTTGCCTGCGACCTATCGCCGGCAGCGACGACGATCTCTGACCCAGGCTCGTCGTCCATGAAAAGGCAAAAGAGGCCGAGAGCGGCGCACATCTGAGATTTCCCAGACTTGCGGGGCAACGCAAGAAACGCCCGCCGGTATTGCCGAAGTCCGTCCGGCTTGAGCGTGAACAGCAACTTGTCGAAGAAGTCCTGCTGCCACGGCATCAACTCGAATGGCATTCCTGCAAAGTCGCCTTTTGAGTGGCGAAGCATCGCGCAGAACTGAGTGAACAGGCTCGGGCCGTCCGTCATGCGGCCCTCGACATTCGCGGATATCGCTTGTTTGCGATGTACGGGCTGACGCCCGAATACTCCTTGAAGTTATCTTTGTTAACGACATACAGCGGTCTTCCGGTTGCCCGAAACGCTGCAACCTTGGCCTGCGATCTGCCGAAGTATTCGCCTTTCACCTCCACCCACAAGAAGCCAAGAGGCCCAAGATTTACTTTGAAATCTGGGGTATATCGCGTGTGATCGTCCAGCAAGAACCACTCTGGTTCGTATTCCCAGGTCAACCCGTCGCGATCCAGCCTGTGAGCAACGGCCACTTCCCACGACGACCGCATCCAGACTGAACCGCGGATACCTTCGTAGAGCCGGTCAAGATTGGCACGGCTTCCGATATCTCTCGCCGCCGCCTGGGATGACCGTTCGCGATGCAGGCACCCGCAGGACTGAGTGGTTCCACGCTTGAGACACTTCTGCTTGATGGCGCATGACTCGCCGCAGTCGCAGCGGCACTTGACGGTAGGAATCGTGCCGATGCCGTAAGCAGCGTCTTGCAAGGCAGTGAGGCGTCCGAATCGCTCGCCCCTGAAGATCGGCCTTCTGCACATGGCTGCAAGCGTTGCTCGTCGAGTGCAGCCGCATGACGGGTTTCGCCTGCTGCGGAGATTTGCCGCTGATACAACACGCTCCGTACCACAATCGCACCGGCACTTCACCAGTTGAACGCCCGACGAGTAATCGCCGTTCTCTAGTGCCACCCACCGACCGAAACGCTGACTCGGTTTAATTTGTCGCCGTGCAGGCATAGTTCACTCGTAGGTGTAGGCGTCCTGCCTCAACTGCGAGCTAGGGGTAATCGCGGATATCAACCACGTTTCGCGAGAAGAGCATCCATCGGATCGACGACCACCTTCACCGCTCCGTAGCCGAGGCGGGTGCGGTCGCCGGGGGTTAGCCCCA